TAATGTATATGCCATATGAGGCCGAGTTTCAGATGATAAATGCTGCTGTTCCTTTGGCAATTGAAGATAATTGTCCATTCTAAGGATAAAAAGAAATGGCTGAAAATGTTCTAAGAGTTAATCGAGATTCTCAAGATAAACTCTTAATGTATATTGATGCCTGCTATCAAGTCCGAGATGAGGGTTGGCAACTTAGGAAAAGACTTGAAGATGTTGATCGCTCGTACATGCGAGAAAGTGATTTTTCTGAAGAACAGAGAAAAGCTAAACTTGCAAATAAAACTGGAGATAAAACTAAACTTCAGAATATTCAAGTTCCTATGGTAATGGAGGATGTTGAATCTTCTGTAGGATTTTTGACAAATGTTTTTCTTACCGAATATCCTATGTTTAAATTTGTCTCCGATCCAGATAAGCAAGACATCGCGCTTATGTGGAACACTTTGGTTGGAGAGGATCAAATATACTTCGGATGGGGTGGTCAGTTCAATGTTGCATTCAGAGCTGGTGCCAAATATAATTTTGCTCCAATTGAAGTTGAATGGTGTAAGAGAAGAAGGTGGAAGCCAGTAAATGGAACTAAAGATAAAGGTGTAGCATTAGAACAAGTAATTTGGGAAGGTAATAATATTTCAGCAATTGATCCATATAACCTAATTTATGATCCTAGAGTTCCTATTGATAAGTGTCATACAGAAGGGGAATTCATAGGTTATATTAAACAAATGTCTAGAATTAGACTCAAGATGTTTCTTTCTGATCTTGGAGAAGATAGACTAAAGAATGATGTTGCAGCTTTTACAGCAGGAGATTGGGGAGTTCAGTATTATCAACCTCAAATTAATCCTGATGTAACTCTTAAGAATGCTAATTGGGCATCAGGAGCATTTGATTGGACTAAGTGGGCATTTGGTACAGCTCAGAATCATATTGCTTATAAGAATATGTATACTGTAGTTGTTATTTATGCAAGACTTATGCCATTTGAATTTGGAATTCAAGCCCCGCGGGACCAGACCCCAGATATTTGGAAACTTGTTGCTGTAAATGGAGTTATGGTTTATGCACAGCCAATGCCAAATGCTCATGACATCTTACCAATTATTATTGCTCAGCCTAAAGTTGATATTGAATCCCTTTCACATCAAATTAAATCTCAAGCAGAAAATCAAGAGCCATTCCAAGAGATGACTACAGCTTTGTGGAATGCTAGATTGGCCGCAGCTCGTAGAAGATCGACAGATAGAATGCTCTATAATCCATTACTTGTTGATCCTGATCATATCAATTCTCCAAATCCAGCTGCGAAAATTCCAATTCGACCTACTGCTTATGGACGAAAACTCGAAGAAGCTGTCTTTGTACTTCCTTTTGAAGATAGAGAATCTGCGATGTACCTCCAAGATGCTGAAGGAGTCGCGCGTTGGGGACTTCGTGTATCTGGTAGAAATAATACCTCTATTGGACAATATCAAAAAGGAAATAAACTAAATGATGAATTTCATCAAACAATGGAGAATGCAGGACAACAAGATAGAACTCATGCATTGATGTGGGAAGTTAATGCTTTTACTCCTATTAAAACTATTGTTAAAAGTAATTATCTTCAGTTCACACCTGATGGTGTTAAAAGATATAATCGACTAGAAGAAAGACAAGTTAATATTGACATTATAGAAATAAGAAAAGCTGAAGCTGAATTTCAAGTTGGGGATGGTCTCTTACCAGTTCAAAAGCTGGCCCGTACTGACGTGATGCAAAATGGAATGCAATGGCTTCAAGGTGATCAACAATTACGTGCTGGTTATGAGATTGCTCCTATGTTTTCTTATATGATGAAAGTTCAAGGAGTGGATAAACTTTCTAAATTTGAGAAAACTACGGAACAAAGACAATATGAACAAGCTCTTGGAGCTTGGCAAGCAACAATGAGTGAAGTAGGAAAGAAAGTTGGTGGTTCTCTTGGAGATGGTAAATATCTTACTATTCAAGATGTACAAACAATGGTTGGTCCTATGCCAACTCCTGAACAATTTGGATTGAAAGCTCCTGAAAATGCCCAAACCACGCCTTGATGATGCGAATATTGAATTTGAATTTACTACTGAAGAATCAATTTCTGCTAGGGCACTTGATCCTGTAAAAATTGCTTGGCTTCAGACTAAATATTCAAAACTCTGGAAGGAAAGAAATTCTACTCCAGCACCAGAACTCCCGGAATTGGATAGGAGTTATTTTTTAAAAATTGCAGAAATTGATGGAAAATTAGGATTGATTCAAGAGTTATTGGATGACCATAAGAATGCTATGGTTGATCTTTCTACAAGAAATCAGGAAATCCAAACAGCAGTTGAAACAGAAGCATCTTTATCCGAACGAGCAGCTAGACAAGTACATCGCATCCCAACAAATTAAAATCTCAACAGGAGAATTAAAATGCCGCCGGAACCAGTTGGTAATTTTACGTGGGCAAAACTAAATCCCTTTGCAAGAGCTGATCGTGGACAACTTGGACAAGAAACTACTCCAACTCCACAGAATCTTGATAATACTCCAGATCCTAATCTTCAATTAAAAGATGATGAAGAATTGGTTCCAGATCCTAAGGACTCAACTAAACAAATTAAAAGAAAGAAGGGGAGTGATGACCCTCTCCTACAATTTGATAGTTTGTGGCAACCTAATAAGGATGCAGATGGAAAAGATATTGTGGATGACCATACTCCACAAGCATTTCTTCCTAAGTTAGATAATAAGAAACTTGGTGAAATGGTTAATAAAATGAATTTCACTGGGGATATTACACCAGAACAGACAGAAGCTATTAAAGCTGGTGGTGAAGGAGCAACTCAAGCAATGCTTCAAATTATGAATGGAGCTGCAAGGAAAGCATTTACTGTTTCATTAGCAGCTGCATCTAGAATGGCAGAACAAGGTTTTTCAACTGCTCAAGCAAGATTTGCTGGTGAAATTCCTGGTCATGTTCGTGATATGATGACTGAAAATGAGCTTTCTGGCTCTGTCACTATTATGAACAATCCAGCTTTTGCCCCATTAGTCCAGAGTGTTAAGCAACAATATCTAAGTAAATTCCCAAAAGCTTCTCCAAGAGATGTAAATACCGCAGTAAAACAATACTTTGATCATATGGCAAAAGAATTAACTAAAAAGCCAGACAGTCCAGACTCCCGAAATACTAACCAAAGTAAACTGCGTGCGGGAGATCCTGGCGCAGACTTCATGGAATGGATTGAGAAGGATCTTGTAAGAGGAAATTCTTCTAGTCCATTTTCTAATAGAGATGTAACGGATGAAACTCAACAGTAAAGAAAACGTGAGTTATCTAAACTCAAATTCCAAAACAATTTCTCATTTTAATAACTGGAGATAACTCATGCTTTTAAAGGCTATTGCATTTGTCGGGAGTCTTAAAGTTCCTTTGAATGAAGGGGATTTTACAGACACCGCAGATCAAGATGAAATTATTGAAGATCAAACTGCTGGTGGTACTACTCTACTTGGAGTAGAAGTTGCTGCAAGAAATGTTCGTGTATCTGGTAATGCTGGTGCTGTTGCTACTACATTACCTACTGCACAGCAAATTCTTGAAGCTCTCCGAGGTGGACTTGGTACTGATGTTCCTCCGACTAATAGTCCATATGGTCCAAATATTGCTCCAGAAAAGGAATTTCCCAGCAATATGGGAGTTATTCCTGTTAGATCTTCTTTCCGTTTTACGTTAATTAATGCTAATGCTGGTACTAATACACTCACAGCTCCTGCTACTGCTGGAATTCTTATTTCAGGTACTGCTACTGCATTACTTAATACATGGAGAGAATGGATTGTTAGAGTTCTAAGTTCTATGCCTCTTGCAGTTATTCCTGTAACTACTACCAATACTCTTTTTACTTTGACTAACATTCCAGCTGAATCTCTTTCTAAAATTGGTGTTGGTCAATCAGTTTATGGAGTTGGTATTGGTGCTTTGGCAGTTGTTACAGCAGTTAATAGAGATACTAGAACAGTTACTGTCTCTGTTGCCTCTACTGCTACTGCTGATAACATTGCTGTTACTTTTACTCCTACCGTTCAGTTCAAGAATCTGCGGGCAGGGGCTATCTAAACAATATCCTAAAACACGCCCACATATAAACGATAGGAGATTTGAAACATGATCGGCACACAAGGTTCAAATACCTTTACCAAAGACCAAGCAGCTAAGAGTTTTAGTGGGATGATTGCTCGGTTCATGCCAATGGGAGATGCACCTCTCTTTGGTTTGACTAGCATGTTAAGAACTGAAACTGCTTTGCAATTCCAGCATGGCTATTTCAGTAAGACAATGATTTTCCCATCAGTAACTCTTTCCGCACAAGCTGCAATTGGTGATACAGTTCTTTCTGTAACTTCTACTGCTAATATTATTCCTGGGATGCTTCTCCGGCCAGATGGAGCTGCTACTGAGATTATGTTGGTTCAAGGAGTTATTGGTGGAACTCAGCTTGTAGTTCAGCGGGGAGTAGGAAATACTGCTCCTGCAATTATTCCTATTTCAACTCTGTGTATTCAAGTTGGTAATGCTTCAGAAGAAGGTTCTGTTCGTCCCCTAGCAGTTTCAATTCAGACTGTTCTTCAAACTAACTTTACTCAAATCTTCCGTAACACTTGGGCTGTAACTGGAACTGCTGCTGAAACCAAGATGATTGCTGGAGACGGTAATATTAGCGAGAGCAAAATGGATTGTGCTGCTCTCCATGCTGCGGATATTGAGAAATCAATTATCTGGGGTCAGAAATTTTTGGGGATGCGTAACAACCAACTGTTCCATACGATGGATGGAATTCTGTCTATTGTTGGATCACAAGCTCCGGCAAACGTAACTACCCTTGCAGCTACTACCAACTTTACTCAACTTGAAACTGCTCTTGATCCAGTATTTAATGTAAGAACGGATCAAATGGTTGGGAATGAAAGAATTATGTTTGTTGGTGGTGTTGCTCGTAGAATTCTCAACAATATTGGCCGTTTGAATGGAACTTACATGCTGACTCAGGGACAAACTGAGTTTGGTCTGAAGTTCTCAACTCTTAATATGACTCGTGGCACATTCAGAATCATTGAGCATCCAATGCTTAATGCTTGGGGATCTGCTTCTAGTTATGCGAAGATGGCAATTGTTGTTGATATGGCTTCTTTCAATCTAGCCTATCTGGGTAATAGGAAAACCAAAGCATTTGACATCATTGGAGAAGATGGTGTTGATGCTGTTGGTGGAACTCTTACTACGGAAGTTACTACGTTGATCAAGAATGCTCAAGCTTTTGCTGTTCTTTACAACTTTACTGCGGCGGCTGCTGGTTAATATTGAGAAGGATGGAGAGGGAATAAAAGAACTAAACCTCTCCATCCGACTCTTTACTAAAACTATTAAGGACTAAAATGGAAACTAAACGGTATTTTAGTAAAATAGCTGGAAGCAAAGTAATTATGCCTGATGGGAAAGAATTGATGTTTTTTCACGGATTCCATGATTTGAAAGAAGAAGATTATGTAGGACTTATTTGTTTTATTAATCCAGTACAAGGTCATCCAGAAGATCCAAGAAATGGAAAGCCAGCTTATCAAGTTTATAAAGCTGAACTTGATGCTTTAATTAAAGCTGGAAATCCTCTCTTGTATGTACAAGGTAGTCAGCCAGAAACTCTTCCTAAGCCAAGAGATAGTCTGGGAAGAGAAGGAGTTGATAGAAATGCAATGTCAGAAGCTGAAATTGCACAAGCTTCTGCTGCTGAGAGAGCTGTTGGTGGTAGAGTGACGGGAGATCAGAATCAAGGAACTACTGGAATTGCTGATCCTAATGCATCTACTGTTGATCCTTCTCTCAGAGAAGCTTTACTTAAACCTGCTGTTGGTCCTGGGGCCGTTTCTGCTAGGATTCAAGCTCTGAAAACAGCAGCAGCTCAAAAAGGTACGAGTTCTAATAGTTAGATAAAAAGGGAATCCTACGCTTATGGCTGTCTTTGATACTGCCTATCAATATATAATTGATGATGTTGGTAGGCCAGATATGGATGCAATCATCAAGCGTAGGATTCAACGTGCTGTTCTAGCAATGCATAGAATTGATTTTTGGAAAAAAGATTTTGTAGAACAACTTTATGCTTTTCAATATGAACAAGCTGTTCAAGTTCTGAATAAAAAGCTTCTTCCAAGACTTAGAGCTTTTGGATATATCCGAAAATATAATGGAGATGCAGCATCTATTGCTGATCCTACATTATTTGATGGAGCTGTTGGAGATTTTTTTGGAGAAATAAATCCCCAACAAGCTTTTGATGGTTATGGTTATAATCGTGTAAATAAGATGTATGAGAGTGGAAGTTCAGTAAAACTTCTTTCAAGTGAAGCTATTCAAACTGTACTTATTGGATGGTTTGTTGATCCACTTTTAGAACCAATTGAAGCCTGTGATTCTTGGATTCTTACTGATTATCCAGGTCTTATTGCTTCTCATGCAAAGAGAAGAATTTTTAAAGATATTGGAAAAGATCAAGAATCACGAGATGCTCAGTTAGAATATGATGATGAGCTTCTTAGACTTCAATCAAATAATATTCGTTTAGCTGTTCTTCAGATGCCAGGATAAGGAGAATAAGAATGTATGCGACTCCAATTACAGTTTGGGAATCATTACAAACTCAAGGAGTAGTTGTAAAAGGTGCTGTTCCTTTTATTGATAAAGATACGTTACAACCAACAGTAGATGATGCTGGAATACATTATGACCAAACAAATCAAGAACTTGGAGTAAAAAAACTTGCTATTACAAATGC